TGGCACAAGCCCAGCAAAGACACACAAGGGTATCAATCCTGAGTCTGGTGAAAAATTTGCTAGTGGTATCCACAATGTTGATGGCAAGAAGTCCGGTGTTAAAACCCTAAGCAAAGTTGCTAAGGGTCACGGCGCTGAGAAGAAGGGTGCAGGTCCAGGACCAGTTGGTTCCGGAACAGGCGACAAAGCAGGTCAAACCTCTGTTGCTAACATCCCAACTTTCTTGAAGAAACTATAATTAGAGAACCTGGATGAAAAAGATTTCATATCTAAGAGAAAACCTGAGCTTTGATCAGTCCGGCATTGTTTTAGAGTCGGACGACAAAGATGGTAAAAACCTTTATCTAAAAGGAATTGCCATCCAGGGTGGTATCCGTAACGCTAATCAACGTGTATATCCCGTTGATGAAATTGAACGTGCGGTTAAAACTCTAAATGATCAAATTCAAAATGGTTATTCTGTCTTAGGTGAAGTAGACCACCCAGATGATTTAAAAGTGAATTTGGACCGAGTAAGTCACATGATAACAAACATGTGGATGGAAGGTCCTAATGGTTATGGCAAGTTTAAAATCTTGCCTACACCAATGGGCAACTTAATTCGAACCATGCTCGAAAGCGGTGTAAAACTAGGTGTTAGTTCAAGAGGCAGCGGCAACGTTGACGATTCGTCTGGACGAGTATCTGATTTCGAAATTATTACGGTAGACATAGTTGCACAACCGAGCGCACCTGGTGCGTATCCTACCCCCGTGTATGAACATTTAATGAATGCACGTGGTGGATATCGCGCCTTTCAGGTAGCAAATGAAGTAAAAGAAGATCCAAAGGCCCAGAAATATCTTCAAGAATCACTCTTGAATATTATTAAAGGTCTAAAATAAGCCCGAGGAGAAATTGATGTTGGACGCATTCAAACAATTAGTTGAGTCAGGTGTAATGTCAGAGGACGTAAAGACCGCTGTCGAATCTGCATTCAACCAAAAAATTCAAGAGAATCGCGACCAAGTCACCGCAGAACTTCGTGAAGAGTTTGCACAGAAGTACAATCATGACAAACAAGTTATGGTTGAAGCAATCGACAAGATGTTAAGCGAAAGATTGGCCGCAGAGATGGCCGAATTGCACAATGATAAGACTGCTCTAGCAGAAGCAAAAGCACAGTACAAACTACGTATTGCTGAAGATGCTAAGAAGTTAGAAGGTTTCGTTATTAAACAATTAGGCAGAGAATTAGTCGAATTCCAAGGAGACCGTAAAAAAGTTTCTGAAAATTTCGGCAAGTTAGAGCAGTTTGTAGTACACGCTCTAGCAAAAGAAATCAGCGAATTTGCTACTGACAAGAAGGACCTAGCTGAAACTAAAGTTAAGTTAGTTCGTGAAGCAAAGAGCAAATTTGATGAGATCAGAAGTGCATTCATTAAGCGTAGCGCACAAGTAGTTGAAGCAACTGTTACTAAGAAGCTCACAACTGAAATTGGTCAGTTGAGAGAAGATATTGATAGTGCTCGAAACAACGACTTTGGTCGCCGCATTTATGAAGCATTTGCACAAGAGTATGCTGGTTCCTTCCTAAACGAAAAATCTGAAACAAGTAAATTGTTAAAGATTATCGCTAAGAAAGATTTAGAATTAGCAGAATCCAAGCAAGCTATAACAGAAAAAGCAAGTCTAGTAGAATCCGTACAACGCGAAATTCGTGTTACTAAGGATCTAATGGAGCGTAAACAAGTTATGGCAGAACTACTATCACCATTAGCTGGTGAAAAGAGAGTAGTAATGCAGGATTTATTGGAGTCTATTCAGACACCTAAGTTAAAAACTGCATTTGAGAAATACCTACCCGCAGTAATGGAAGGCACAACTAAGAAAGTAGAGAAAAAATCTGCTTTAATGGAAGGTACTGAAGTGACTGGCAATCGTGAAACAAAGCCGGAGGTAGGCTTAGATAACATTTTAGATATCCGCAAGTTAGCGGGCCTAAAGTAATCATATTCAAGGAGAAGACATAAAATGTCACAATTATTAAATGAAAGATGGTCAGAGACCAAAGACGCTCTGCTTGAAGGCCTACAAGGTAACCGTCGTGCTTCTATGGGTGTATGCTTAGAGAACACACGCCGTTATTTGGCTGAAGCAGCAACCGCTGGCGCAACCAGCACTGGAAATATCGCAACACTAAACCGCGTTATTCTTCCAGTTATTCGCCGTGTTATGCCAACCGTTATTGCTAACGAAATCATTGGCGTTCAGCCAATGACAGGACCTGTTGCACAGATCCATACTCTAAGAGTTCGTTATGCTGATGGTGTTGCTTCCGGTGATGTAGTAACCGCAGGTGAAGAAGCACTAAGCCCATTCAAGATCGCTGCTGCTTACTCTGGTAACAACAGTGCTACAGCAGGTGCCGCTACAACAGCTCACCTAGAAGGCACACCTGGTAAGCGTATGAGCATCCAGATCTTGAAGACTCCAGTTGAAGCTAAGTCTCGTAAACTAAGCGCTCGCTGGACATTCGAGGCTGCACAAGATGCACAAGCACAACAAGGTATCGACATCGAAGCAGAAATCATGGCAGCTCTTGCTCAAGAAATTACTGCTGAAATCGACCAAGAAATCCTAGCAAGCCTACGTAGTTTAGCTGCTGTTGAAGAAACATATGACCAGTCTCTAGTTTCTGGTACAGCTACATTCGTTGGTGATGAGCATGCCGCTCTTGCTATCCAGATCAACCGCGTAAGCAACTTGATCGCTCAGCGTACACGTCGTGGTGCAGGTAACTGGGCTGTTGTTTCTAACCAGGCTCTAACGATCCTTCAGTCTGCTACAACAAGCGCATTTGCACGTACTACAGAAGGTACATTCGAAGCACCTACAAACACTAAGTTTGTTGGTACACTAAATGGCGCAATGAGAATTTACGTTGACGCATATAAGTCTGATACAGACGACAATAACCAGATTCTTATCGGTTATAAGGGTACAAGCGAAGCAGATGCTGCTGCGTTCTATTGCCCATATATTCCTCTAATGAGCTCTGGTGTTGTTCTAGACCCAGCAACATTCGAGCCAGTAGTTGGCTTCCTAACACGTTACGGTTATGTAGAGTTGAACAATACAGCTTCTTCTCTAGGTAACGCTGCTGACTATCTAGGAAAGGTTGCTATTACTTCTGCAAACGTAAGTTTCAAGTAATCAACTGCTTAATAGCAAAACAATTAACCCGCTTCGGCGGGTTTTTTGTTGGCTATCCAATAAATAAACAGTCTAGATTATTATGCTGTACCCACAGCGTATGTCATAGAATGACACGAAGGAATAAACAAAATGGGAAGACCTCTCAATAAAAAGTATTTTGGCGCAAATGCCAATAATAATCTTAAGGTTCAGTTTAGTACAGGTACAAACGCAAGTGTTCCTGGTTACATTGTTGAACAATTAGGAACAAAAAAATTCAAGTGTAGAGATGCTAACGGGTATACTGCTATATGCCGTCTAGTAACCAAAGCCAGCGCTGATATCGGTCCTGGTGAAATGTCAATAACTGTAAAGTACGATGACAATACAGTAAGACAAGTTTACAAAATTTCAGCACATAGAATTTCTGTCAATCCTCTAAGCACAGGTACTACAACAGTAGGTATGGCTACAGCAGGATGGACATTCTCTACAAGCACAACAGACACATTATGGCAGATTGAAGAAGCTGGTACTGACACAACTGTTACCGGTGATATTGATCTTGAGGGAGATGATGGTCCAACACTACCATTTGGTATGGATCGTAACGCACCACTACCAGGATCTGGAGCATTGTTTACAACAGCAACCTCTGGTATTGTAGCCTACACCGTAAAAGGTACGCCATACAATCCAGGAAGTTCTACCGCAACTGTAGCAAACAGTACAGCTGGTCTGTATCGTAAGAAATATGTTGGTGATGCATTCACTGCCGCAGGAAATACTGCCACTTGGAACATGTCGTTCTTCAGTACAGCAACTTATATTTCTACGCCAGATCACGAAGTTGATACATACGTCAGCTTTGGACAACGCGATGATCTACCATACGAAGATCATTACAGCTTTGAGTGGAAAGGTTATGTCTACGCAGATACAACAGCCACATACAACACCGCTATCACCTGTGATGACGATGTAATTATGTGGGTAGGTGACGGAGCATTGAATCCTAGCAAAACAAATGCACACCATAAACAGGCTTATGTTAACCAAGGCGTAGTAGGCTACAACACTAATGGTTTAACACTAACAGGCGGTATGTACTACCCAGTTAGAATTTGGTTTGGTGAATTTGGCGGAAGTGAACGCTTCCAGCTATTCATGAACCGTTCTACAGGTACTACAACAATATTAGGCGGCACTGGTACAAACGCAATTACATACGCTCACAACAGTGCTACACAAGGATACAACCCGTAAAAGGGTTTTATGCGGTACCCACTCCGCGTAGCAGATAGAATCTGCTAATTTTTATATAAAGGAAAACAAAATGGGACGTCCGATTAAAGAAAAATATTTTGGTAATACAAACAGCCCTTACTCTAACCAGGCTACTGGTGGAGCAACAGGCGTTGGTGGTGAAGGTGTCAGTTCAACTGTTACACTTGCAAACACCGGTACACATTACTCGCAAGGCGCTACTATCACTTTTAGCGCACCTCAAATTCCAGGTGGCGTAACAGCAACTGGTACACCTGTTATTGCCGCCAATGGTGTATTCACTGGCGTAACAGTAACTAATCCAGGTTCTGGTTATACAAGTACTGCTACTATTAGCGTAACAACTGCTAGTGTTGTTCTTGCTCCAATTACATCTGGTGTAACAGCGACTAACACATTAACCGTAAGTTCTACAGCAGGCATTTCTGTCGGAATGTTGATCTGGGGGGCATCTACAGGTAATGATGGTTACGTAACAGCCATCAATGGCACAGTTATTACATCAACTGTGGCAAACACTGGTAACTGGAATACAACAACAAGTAACTTGAAGTTTATTGATATGGGTGCTAATGCAGCATTTGTAACAGCATTAACATCTAGTCAACAAAACGCTATTAAAGGTCTTGCATACTTAAAATCTACAGACGGTGGTGTAAGTGCAAAGCTATTTGATATCAAGAAGCAAGAAGCAAGTAAGCGTTATCTTGTTAAGACAGCAGATGGTCAAGGTCAGTGCAAACTTGTTACTTCCGGTGCTCTAGCAGCAGGCGAGATGAACATTGTTGCTACAGACGGAAACGGAAGCACATACTTTGTTAAGAAGCTAACAGCACGCCGTGCAGTTCTTGTTCAATCTACAGCAAGCGGAAGTTTCTTGTATGGCGACGGCACAGCGCAAGGCTGGACTCTAGGTAGCCCAAGCACAGGTGTTGTAAGCATTGCTAACAACTAAAATTGTGTTAACTTGAACAATATAGGGGGCTTGTCTCCCTATTCTTTTATGTAGCTAAATACTGGTATGACCACTGAATGGACACTACCTACAACAATAATTCAATATGCCGAGCCGGGCGGCGAAGATGCTCATATTTCTTGGCTCGATGATGGCGGATTTTATGGTTTAAAATCTTTAGATGGTAAGTCTGTTAGAACAACTAGAGACCTTTTTCATACAGCTAGAGATCCTAGACATGATTTAACTGATAAAACATATTATCTACAACTTACCGGGTTTAATTTTACAAATTTACCAACAACCCTTTCCGGAATTGAGATGCGTTTAATTATAAATCGATATGGAAGAATTACAGATGAAACAATTCAATTATGTTTAAATGATTCCCTAATTGGTGAAAATCAAGCATCTTTAGATCTAGAAGTTAAAAAAATCTACGGCGGAGAAAACTTTTTATGGAATGGAAATTTAACTATTCAAGATGTGCAAGACCCTTCATTTGGAGTCTCGCTTCGTTTTCAAAGCCATCCTCACTGGCCTCATAGAAGTAGTCCGTTAATCGACGCAGTCGAACTAAGGATTCACTAATCAAATAAATATACTGAGGATCAAAAATGGCAACTACATATTATTCTACTACACCACCAGGCTCTGCAACCACTGCATCCACAACAGTTAATGTTCCTGATAACTATTTTTTAAATGTTAAAAGAGGAAGAATTGACACCTTCTCTGGTGGCGGCACAAAGGTAAAAGCAACTTCTTTTGTTAACGTAGAAGCTGGAACAGATATTGAAATTTTATCAACTGGCGGAAAAATTGATATAATATCTGATACACAAGATGTTAATGTTACAGCCAATGATCTAATTACATTGACTGCTGGTACTAAAGTTGTGTCAGATGCACCAGACACAGAAATTTTAGGAAATACAATTTTAGGTGATGATGTTGAAGCAGATACAACTGATTTTAAATCTAAAGTTACAAGCGACATTCTTCCTAAAACTGAAGGATTGAATCTAGGTAGTGATGTAGATACATGGAATAAATTATTTGCTGAAGAAGGAGAATTCTATAGCGAAAACAATGTAGGAAATCCCTACATTGAATTTGGACCAAACGGTCGTCCTTATGATCCGGGAGATATTTACGATACACCAGAACATCGTAAATTAGGTGCTGTGTATCTACATGGCGGTATGGGTATTGAAAAGGACTTAAACGTTGGCGGAAGAATTTATGGTCGTATTGAAATCGCAAACACTTCCTTCCAGTTAGTTGTAACAGGAACCAACGCAGATTTACAATTCCATCCTATATTTGCACTAAACACAGGCGAGCAATTTGTATTTGTTGACACACAAGGAATTGATGGTGGATTAACATACAATCCGTACACAGGAAAACTAGGCACTGATCTGTTAGTTGTTAATTCAACAAATACTGCTACCGCAACAACCGGTTCGGTAAGAGTCGAAGGTGGTATCAGTGTTGGTAAGAACATTATAGCAGAAGAAGTAAGTCCGCCCGCTGATGCAGATTCTACAAGCTCAGTATATTCTGTTGGTAACACTTCATCACAGTGGGCAGAAGCTTATGTTCATAATGTTTATTCAAGAGTATTGGCTTCGACAACTGGCTCTATTGAAATTAAACCTAAGGCAGGTGTAACTGATGTATTTGGTGATATTAGAGTAAGAGGACAAAATCCAATTGGTACTGCACCAGTTGTTACCAACACATTATATGTAACAATGGATGGTGATGACACTAATGACGGTCGTGCAATGGACGCAAGCCGTGCTTGCCGCACAATCGGCGGCGCAATAAACAGCCCGTACTACCAACCAGGAACACAGATTCTTGTTAGCCCCGGCCACTATTTGGAAGATAACCCGCTACGCATGAAACCATACACTTCTGTTCGAGGAAGTGATATTCGTACAACAAGTATTGAACCTATTAATAAGACACAAGACTTATTCCATTTAGATAGCGGATGTTATCTAAACTATATGCAGTTCCTGAATGGACGAAGTGGTCTACTAGAAGGCGCATATACTCCAGAATTTAACCGCGGTGCATATTGCACAGCATTCCCTCCGTTAGAAGGTGATGATAGGATTGACCTGTTCCACTCGCCTTATATTCAAAACTGTACCAACCTTTCTGGTCCTTGGCTAAAAGACGGTACAATGTTTGTACCTAATCAAACAGTTCAAATTCCATCTGCTGTTGGAACAGGTTCGTGGCCTAAGGACGCAACACATTTAACAGTTACCCTGAGTACAGGCACAGTTACTCAAGGTATGGCAGTCAATGCTGGACAACAAAATCCAGGATTCTTTAATGCTCGAACCTTAATGTTAGCAAACAAACCTTTCATTCAAGAACAGGTTGTTGCTTATGT